TTCTCCAGAACAGGCAGATGATTTAGCCATGCTTCTTCAAGCTCGTTTTATCACCGGAGAAAAAAGCGGTAGTGCTTTAACTACTACAGCTAAGGACATACAGACTGGAGCTTTGTTAGCTCAGTTTGATTCTGCCGTTATCCAGTTAGCTGACATAGGAGCTTCTGTTTACATGAATGGTTTTAGGAATACTATAAAAAGTTTAGTTCCTGCTATTCGTAAAAAAACAGAAACTTCCGCAGAAGAGTTAGGTGTTATTAACAGTATTTCAGCGGACATAAATACAAACGGAATACTCGCAAATTCTCTTGACCGTGTGATGACATACAGTGGTTTTAAGCTGATAGACAGGTTAGGTAAAGACACATTTATAAGTGCTGCACATAAAAACAACACTAAGCTTGCTAGAAAAAACCCTGAAAAAATAACAAACAAATGGAGAGCAACTTTTGGAAACGAAACTCAGAATCTAATAGAGGATCTTAAAGCAGGTAGAATGACGGACAACGTAAAACTTTTATTGTTTAATCAACTGTCCGACATACAACCCATAACTCTTTCTGAAATGCCTCAAAAATACTTAGAGTCTCCAAACGGTAGGATTTTGTACGCTCTTAAAAGTTTTGCAATTAAACAGTTAGACATTATGCGTAGAGATTTTGCAGGACAAATAGCAAAAGGTAATTACAAAGAGGGTTTTACAAACTTAGGTAGCTACGCTGCTAGTATTGGTTTAGCAGGAGGATCTGTTGGTCTAGCACGAGAAGCTTTACAAACTAAAGAATTAGACATAGATAAGTTCCCTGATAAAGTTTTTGAAACTTGGATGGCTTTAGTGTTTATGAACAAGTACGCCAGGGAGCGTCAACTTAGCGAAGGTGGTTTAGGACAATGGGGTTTGGGTATTGTCACACCAGCTATTTTTAATATGGCAGACGAAGCAGGAAAATCTTTAGTGGATTTAGCAAGACAAGAAGAAGACTCAAATGCTTTTAACAAAGTAATAGCTAAAGTCCCAGTAATAGGTAAAGCAGCTTACTACTGGCTACTTGGCGGTGCTGAAAGAAAGATTGAAAGAGAACAAAAAGAAGAAGAAAAACAAAGAAGAAGAGAACTAGGAATAAACTAAAAACAAAAAAGGCTACGGCTGTAGCCCTTTAGTTAACCTTGTTTGTCTAAATAGTCCTTTATAGCTGCCTTAACAGCGTCTTCAGCTAACACAGAACAGTGTATCTTCACTGGTGGCAACGCTAGTTCGTCTGCTATCTCTGTGTTCTTGATTTCCGTAGCTTCCTCCAGAGTCCTGCCCTTAACCCACTCAGTCAGTAGTGAACTAGACGCAATGGCACTACCGCAGCCGTAAGTCTTAAACTTAGCGTCTTCAATAATGCCCTTGGCTCCTACCTTTATCTGTAGTCTCATAACGTCACCGCAAGCTGGCGCTCCTACCATACCTGTGCCTACGCTTTCGTCGTCTGAGTCCATCTTACCGACGTTCCGTGGGTTTTCATAGTGGTCCATTACTTTGTCACTGTAAGCCATGTCGTTACAACTCGCAACTATTGCCAGTACAGGCTAACTGTTGTGAGCCTTCAGTCATGTCTGACTCTTCATTGACGTTCCAGTCTATCTGTTTCGGAAACCCTTTGACTAACTCGTCGTACACTTCTTTGTCAACAGGCTCGTAAGGGGCTTGTTGGTACGTGTGTTCTGAGTAAGGTAAGAAGCTTATGCCACTTATCTTGTCAAAGTTGTTGTACAACCATTGTCCCACTTGCAGGAACTCGTCGTCTCTGTAGTAACACGTCATGCTAGGCTTGTGTTCACACCAGAAGTCCTGGTAAGTCTGCCAGAGACATAACTGTTCCATAGCTCCCATGTCGTTAGCCACCACAGCCCCTTCAGGAGACTGTATAGGGAACGAAAAGACTTTAGTAGTAGGAGACATCACGTCTTCCTCTACAGGGACTCCTGCGGCTTCTAAGACACCACAGAGGGGATCTCTAGCGTCTGCCCTAACTCTTCTTATGTATTGGTCTGAGTACCTTGGGT